GATGGCGAACCAGGCGCGGAGGTCTATTGCGCCGCCACGCATCGGCAGCAGGCGAAAATCACATGGGAAGCCGCTCGACAGATGGTGTTACGGTCTGGGCTGAAGGGCAAGATCCAAACGCGGGTTAGCAATCTGCACGACACGGCATCCGCGAGCAAACTTGAGCCGGTCGGCGCTGATGCCGATACGCTCGACGGTCTACGGCCAAATGGTGTGATTCTGGACGAAATCCACGCACACAAAAGCTCGGCCATGATCGATGTGATGACGACGGCCACAGGCACCAGACGGCAACCATTAGTATTTGAGATCACGACGGCGGGAGTCGGTCGCGTTGGTATTTGTTGGGAGCATCACGAATACAGCTCAAAAGTCGTCCGGCGCGTGATTGAGGACGACACATGGTTTGGTCTGATTATCGGAGCCGATCCAGAGGATGATTGGACACTTCCGGAGGTGTGGCGCAAAGCCAACCCGAACCTTGGCGTCAGCGTGAAGCGCGAGGATCTGGAAAGGAAGTGCCAGCAAGCGAAGCACATGGGCGCGGCGGAACCTGAATTTCGGCGGCTGCATCTCGGGCAATGGGTGCAGCAGGCGGATCGCTATTTGCCGATGGAACAGTGGGATAAAACAGGCAATGCGGCGGACGTAGACACCGAAGCACTGATCGGGCAGACGTGCGTCATCGGTCTGGATATCTCGTCGAAATTTGACTTTACGGCAGTCGTCGCACTGTTTAACCGCAGCGATGGAGGCGTGATTGTGCATCCGCTGTTTTTTCTGCCTGAAGCGGCGATTGACCCATCACGGAAGGCCGCGCTCCCGCTCGACGCCTGGAGACGTGCGGGACGGTTGGAAGTGACACCGGGCAATGTGATTGATCAGGACATCATTTATCAGCGAATTGTCGAACTTGGTCAGAAATTCCGAGTGGCGGAAATTGCGTTCGATCCCTGGAACGCAACGGCGCTGGCGGTGCGTCTCCAGCAGGCAGGATTTCCCGTGGTGGAAATTCGGCAGGGATTCAAGACGCTAAACGAGCCGACGCAGCAACTCGCGGCACTGGTCGCAGACGGGAAGTTACAGCATGGCAAACATCCAATCTTGCGGTGGATGGCCGATAACATGGTCGTACGGACGGACGCCAATGGCAACGTGGCACCAGACAAAGGCCGCGCGATGGACAAAATCGACGGAATGGTCGCGCTGATTATGGCGCTGTCACGCCGTCATCACACGCAAGAGGCGCAATATCAAATGCTGGTGCTGGGGAGGCGATAAGATGGCCTGTTACACCGTCAAAGAATACGCCGCGCTGTGGAAGGTGACGCCGCGCACAGTCTGGTTATGGATTGCGAAGGGCGCTGTAAAAGTGACGCGATCACCTGGTGGATCGGTGCGGATTTGCCAATAACACCGCACGATGAGCCAGACGACAAAGCAGTAGCACCGAAGGCCATCGTCCGTGGTCGTCCGTTTCTCTCAGGTTCCGCCCATGCGCGGAACTGTGGGCGACTGAGTCAGCGTGTCGCGCGTCTGGCACAGCCGAGAAACGCACGGGGGCAGTATCAGCGGTCTATCCGGAGGACCCGGTAATGCGATACCTCAGTGTGTGCTCAGGCATCGAAGCCGCATCTGTCGCGTGGCACCCGCTGGGCTGGCAGGCGGTCGCGTTCTCCGAGATCGAGAAGTTCCCCAGCGCCGTGTTGGCGCATCACTATCCCACCGTCCCGAATTGGGGCGACATGACGAGGTTCTATGAGTGGCCGGAGGCGTGTGTTTGCGATCACGGGAAACTTGATCGGGAGAGGCGAGAACAGCGGACCCCAATTCGGAACGGGAGTGGACGACCAGGGGGTGATGTTTACGCTGACAAAAACAGATGTTCACGCGATAGCGGAAACCATGATGCCATCAAACACTATTGCCCCAACTGCGGGGGAGCAACTATCGATCTTCTCGTCGGCGGAACTCCCTGCCAGTCCTTCTCCGTCGCCGGACTCCGAAAGGGCCTGGCTGATCCGCGTGGCAACCTCGCCCTTACGTACCTTGCCATTGCTGACCGCTATCGGCCCGAGTGGTTGGTCTGGGAGAACGTCCCCGGTGTCTTGTCATCGGGAGACGGACGGGACTTTGGTGCCTTCCTCGGAGGGCTGGTCGAACTCGGGTATGGGTGGGCCTACCGGGTGCTTGACGCTCAGTACTTCGGAGTGGCACAACGACGCCGCCGTGTGTTCGTTGTCGCAAATCTTAGAGGTTGGCAACGTGCCGCCGCGGTTCTATTTGACGGCAAGAGCTTGTGCTGGGATCCTCCGCCGCGCCGAGAAACGCGGGAAGGCGCTACCGATGGCCTTGCAAAGAGCCTTAGAGGCCGTAGCAACGCAAGCCACCGAGAAGACTTCGATACCGACATTCCAGACATCAGCCTCTGCCTGAACGCTGGCGGCATGGGACGCATCGATGGCGAAAGCGAAACGATGATCCCGGTGGCCTATTCCCTCCGCGCCGAAGGCTTCGACGCCTCCGAAGGCGGCACCGGGCGAGGGACGCCACTGGTGCCGATCGCAATCCGCACAGCAAACACGAGCGCGAACGGTCACGGCGTTTCGGAAGGCGTGGCGCACACGATTGACCAGGCGCAAGGGCAGGCCGTAGCCCGGCACGGGATGCAAGTGCGCCGGTTGACGCCCGTGGAGTGCGCCCGGTTGCAGGGCTTCCCGGACGATTACCTCGACATCACCTATCGCGGGAAGCCTGCGGCTGATAGCCCGAAGTACAAGGCGCTCGGCAACAGCATGGCCGTGCCGGTGATGGCCTGGATCGGTCGTCGCATTCAGGTGGTCGCGGAGATTCGGTAAAGGCAAAAGCCTAAAGCGAAATTTAGCGAAATCTTTACCGCATACATATACACGCGGAATAAGTAAATATGCAACGCTCACAGTGTGAATCGAGCGTATTCCGTTCTCCATCTCAAAGCGGTCAATGACGATCTGCGGATCGTCGAAGGCGTAGCAACGACGCCCAAAACCGACCGAATGGGTGATGTGATCGAACCGAAGGGCGCCCGATTCACCCTTCCGATCCCGTTGCTGTGGCAGCACAAGGCCGATGAGCCGATCGGCCAGGTGATCGCGGCTGAGGTTACGGACGCCGGGATTAAGATCACCGCGAAACTGGCATCCGGTATTCAGCGTATCGATGAAGCCTGGGCGATGATCAAGTCCGGTCTGGTCCGTGGCTTGTCCATTGGGTTTCGACCGTTGAACGCGCAACCCATGAAGGGCGGCGGCGTCCATTTTTCGACCTGGGATTGGTTTGAACTGTCAGCCGTGACAGTCCCGGCCAATGCCGAAGCATCCATCACGAATATTAAAGCCTTTGCGACTAAAGGCATCAGCGCGACCGGCGGCACGGTCAGCATTCCATCACAGACAGGACACGACACCATGAGAGCAGATCGCATCAATGAATTGCAGGCTGGCCGCTCGGAGCGCCAGATGCAGCTTGAGAACATCACCAAGGCCGCTGAGCAGGACGGGCGCACGATGACCGCTGACGAACAGACGCAGTTCGACGCGATTGCCGCTGAGATCAAGAGCATCGACGAAGATCTGACGCGTCTTGAGCAGCTTGAGACGATCGCCAAGTCTGCCGCGAAGCCGGTCACGGCTAAGACGCCGAAGGAAGCCGCGGAAACGCGCTCCCACAAGCCGTCGATCTCGGTCGCTGGTGCAAACCTGCCGAAGGGCACGGCGTTTACCCGGTATGCAATGGCGTTGGCTGCGGCGAAGGGCGACATCTTCCGCGCTCAGCAGATCGTGGCGAAGAATCAGCATTGGATGAGCAGCACGCCGGAAGTGATGGCGGTGCTGAAGGAAGGCGTGGCCGTCGGTGATACCGTCACGGAAGGCTGGGCCGCTGAACTGACGCCGTATCAGAACATGGCGTCGGAGTTTGTCGAGTATCTGCGCCCAATGACGCTGATCGGCAAGATTGCCGGATTGCGGCGCGTGCCGTTCAACGTCAAGATGCCGCGCCAGACTGCCGGAACCACTGGCGGCTGGGTTGGTGAAGGTGCGGTCAAGCCGGTGGGCGCTCTGGCGTTCGATACGGTGTCGCTGCGGTTTACCAAGGTTGCCAAGATCGTCGTGATCAGTGAAGAGCTGGCGCGGTTCTCGACGCCGTCGGCTGAGGCGCTGGTTCGTGCGGATCTCGCGGCTGGCTTGCAGACGGCCATCGATGTTGCGTTCATCGATCCGGCGAACGCTGGCACGACGGACGTCAAGCCTGCGTCCATCACCAACGGCGCCGCGCATGATGCCGCTAGCGGTACGGACGCCGCGGCGTTCCGCGCTGACATGAAGGCGGCGTTTGATTCGCTGATCAATGCGAATATTCAACTGACCGGCCTGGCGCTGGTGATGACGCCGAACCTGGCCGTGTCACTCAGCCTGATGATGAATGCACTTGGACAGCCTGAGTTTCCGCTGCTGACCGCTGATGGCGGGTCAGTCATGGGTATTCCGGTGTATACCTCGCAGTCGGTCCCGGCGGAAACGCTGGTGCTGTGCAAGCCGTCGGAAGTCCTGATGGCCGATGACGGCGGCGCAACGATCGATATCAGCCGCGAAGCGACGGTCCTTATGGATGACGGCACCGGTGATCCCGGCGAAACGTCGATTGCGCTGTGGCAGTCCAACGCCGTCGGTATTCGCGCCGAACGGTACATCAACTGGACCCGCCGCCGCGATGACGCGGTGTACTACATCACTAACGCCGAATACGGTTCGTAAGGTTGTAAGCCAATAACGCCTGATGGAGTCAGTGCTGGGACTGGCTTCATCGGGCGATTTTCATCTATGGCATTCTGGAACCGTAAACAACTTCCGCGCAATCTGACGCCACCGAACGATCGCGGATGGTGGCCGTTGATCCGTGAATCCTTCACGGGTGCATGGCAGCGCAATATTGATATCCAGGTTGAGGACGTGCTGACGTATGGCACGGTTTACGCCTGTGTGACGCTGATTGCCCGCGACATCGCTAAGATGCGGTTACGGTTGATGGCGCGGGACAGCAACGGGATCTGGAAAGAAACAGAAAATCCGGCGTTCTCTCCGGTGCTGCGGAAGCCCAACAGTTACCAAACGCGCATTGGATTTATCGAACAATGGGTGATTTCCAAGCTATCGCGTGGCAATACCTATGTGTTGAAACGGCGCGACAATAGGGGCGTCGTAACCAGTCTGTACGTGCTCGATCCCGGCAACGTCAAAGTGCTGGTCAGCGATGATGGCGACGTCTACTACCAGTTGGCCGGGGATAACCTCAGCCAACTACAACAGGATAGCGTGACGGTGCCAGCGTCTGAAATCATCCATGACGTGATGACGCCGTTGTACCATCCGCTGGTGGGCGTCTCTCCCATTCAGGCGTGCGGCATCGCGGCGATGCAAGGACTGGCGATTCAAGCTAACTCAAAGAATTTTTTCAGCAATGGATCGAGTCCTGGCGGTGTGCTGACGGCACCAGGCGCGATTAGCAAAGACACGGCGGCGCGTCTGAAAGAGTATTGGGATAGTGCGTATTCAGGCGCAAACGTCGGCAAAATTGCGGTCTTGGGAGACGGGCTGAAGTTTGAACCCATGACCGTATCCGCTGTTGATGCCGAACTGATCGAGCAGTTACATTGGACCGCTGAGACGGTGTGCGCGACGTTCCATGTCCCGCCATTTATGGTCGGTGTGGGCGATGCCCCCAGCTATAACAACATCGAAGCGCTCAACCAGCAGTATTACTCGCAATGTCTGCAGGGCATGATTGAGTCAATCGAGTGTCTGCTCGATGAGGGTTTGTCGCTGCCCAAAGAGTACGGGACTGAATTTGACCTGGATGGGTTGCTCCGGATGGATTCGGCCACACTGATCGATAACGAAGCCAAAGCGGTCGGTGCTGGTATCAAATCACCGAATGAAGCGCGGCTACGATTCAATCTTGAGCCAGTCGAAGGCGGACGGACGCCATATTTACAGCAGCAGAATTATTCGCTCGCTGCGCTTGATCGCCGGGATCGAGAAGATACGCCGGACAATGATATTGATCAGCTCGTCCGCGAATGGCGGCGGAAATCTGCGGAGCGTGGCTTGTGACCATCAGCGCATTAATGGATGCCGTGCTGGAGACGCTAAGTACGCATTTCAAATCCTACGAAAACAGACTCGCCGCATTAGAAGCGCGATCGATCGCCGGTCGAGATGGCCGGGACGGATTGCCTGGGCGTGATGGCGTAGACGGTCAGCGCGGCGCAGATGGTGTGGACGGCGTCGGGTTTGATGATCTGTCTGTGGAGTACGACGGCGATCGAACCGTGACCGTTAAGGCCGTGTCTGGCGAACGCGTCAAGGCATTTCCAATTACGCTGCCGATGGTGATTTATCGCGGTGTGTGGAGAGAGGCAGACACGTACACCAAAGGTGATGCGGTCACGGCTGATGGTTCAATGTGGATTGCGCGTGAGATTCCCACCGGCAAACCTGGCACGATGGCGTCTGGCTGGCAATTGGCCGTCAAGCGGGGGACGAAATGAGCCTGCTGGTGTCGCTGTCGCAAGCCAAAGCACGATTGAGAATTGATGGCAGCAGCGGGGATACCGACTATACGCTGATGCTCAATCAGGCGCAGGCGCTGGTCATTGATTACGTCAAGCAGCAATACGACGACGATTGGGCCGACACCGTTGACGCCTGGACAGATGCCACAGTGCCGGATCAGGTCACCGTGGCTATTTTGCTCATGTTTGGCTGGCTCGACGCCCATCGCGGCGATGATACCGCGACGTTAGAAATGGGCCAACTGCCCACGCCGGTAATTGCGACATTGTGGCGGCTACGCGATCCGGGGATGGCATGAACATTGGCCAATTGCGGCATCGGCTTGATGTAGATAATCCGACGCAAACGGCAGACGGGGACGGCGGATATACAGAAAGTTGGACGCCGGCCACTCCGCCGGAAGTCTGGGCGGCAGTGGTGCCAGCGACTGCCAGCATTATCGAACGGCAGGTCGGTAATATGATCGATGCGCCCATCCATCAGATGGTGACGTGCCGATACCATGCGGGTATTTCGACGCGGTCGCGGCTGACCTTTGATGGTCGAACACTGTATGTCCGTGGCGTCCAGGATCTGAATACACAGCACGTTTGGTTGGTGTTGGCGTGCGAGGAGGTCACAGCGTGACGAAATTCACGTTTCGTGGCCTGGATGACCTGTTGGCGTCGATTCGCGGTTTGCCGCAGGCGCTGGCAGCCGGGACACAGCCGACCGTGACGAAGACCGCCGAACGCATGGCGAATGCATTACGGAATGAATTGCCGATTCGTGCCGAGCAGGGATCACCGAGACGGAAAGCACCAGGTGGGTTGCGCCGTGGCGTGAAGGTCAAAGTCTTTGACGATACCAGGGTCGCAAAGGCGGAAGTGGTGAATACGGCACCACATGCCCATTTGATCGAGTATGGATGGACGGCCAAGGGCAAAGCGAATCGCAAAGTCGAAGGCCGATATACCGTGTCGCGTATGGCGCCACAATTCCGCCGCCAGATGCTCTCGGAACTGGTACCGCTGGTGGATGAAATCTGCCAGCGTGAAATCGAATGAGCGTAAACGCGATTGATCAGGCGCTGATCGGCGCATTGGCGAACGATGCCACACTGTCGGCGCTTGCGCCGGGTGGCGTCTTTCGCGGTGTGGCGCCGCAGTCGGTGTCAGCGCCCTATGTGATCGTGGACATGGTGACGGCGGAAGACATGCCGCAGTTGCAATTCGGGACGGCGTTTGAATCGCTGTTGTATCTGGTCAAAGCGGTTGCGCCTGGCACATCGGCGGGAGCCGCACAGTCCGCAGCCGATCGCGTGCATGTGCTGTTACAGAATGCCGTGCTGTCGATCAGTGGCTATCGCTGCATGTTGTGTCAGCGCGAAGAACGTATTGCATACGTCGAAATTAATGATAGTTCAGACTTGCGGTATCAGCATCGCGGCGGTCTGTATCGCGTGATGGTGGACCCGGTATGAAGCTATTAGTGGTGCATCCGGGCGCGTCCTGGTCTACGCATGACGTCCATGTGGGCGTCGTCGAAGGACTGAAAGCTAATGGCGTGTCCGTGGCCGAATGGCGTCTGGATGGCCGCATTAAGATGGCGCACAACTGGCTGCATTATTTGTGGCGCCAGAAATTGAAAGTGCGAGACGGCAAGGAATGGCCGCAGCCGACACAATTGGACGTGCTGCATCATGCGACGATTGGTGTGATCGAACGTGCGATCGAGTGCGATTGTCAAGACGTGCTGATCATTACGGCGATGTTTTTACCTGCCGACCGGATTTCTCTGATGCGGAAAGCCGGTTTGCGGGTCTGGCTGCTTTGCACGGAATCGCCGTATCACATGGACGATGAGACGCGCATTGCGGCAATCTGTGATGGTGTCTTTACCAATGAGCGCGCCGCCATTGATGCATTCAAGGCCATGCAGCCGAAGACGGCGTATCTGCGCCATGCGTACCGATCGGGTGTGCATGATGTCGCCGTGGCCGCTGCAACGCCGTCTGATGTGTTTTTCTGCGGATCTATGTTTCCTGAGCGGATCGCCTGGTTGACGGCGATTGACTGGCGAGGGATTGATTTTCATTTGTACACACGGACGCAGGATTTGCCGCGCAATTCCAAACTGCGGAAATTCCTGAAGGGCGGCATTACGCCGAACGCGGACGTCGTACAATTGGCGAAGGCGTCCAAAATAACATTGAATTTGTTTAGGGATGCATCGATCCCGGCGGATAGTCTGAACCCGCGCTGTTATGAATTGGCGGCAGCGGGTACGTGCCTGGTGACGAATGACCGCGCCGAAGTGCGGGAACTGATGCCAGAAACGCCGATCGTGTCATCGCCTGAACAAGCCGGAGACGTGTTTCGTGCGTTGTTGGCCGATGATGTGGAACGCCGACGTATTGCAGCCGCGCAGCAAACCGCGATTCATGGGCAGACCTGGACGGTGCGGGCGCGAGAGTTAGTGAAACAGATCCAAGACTGGCACTCATAACGAAAGGGATAGCGTATGGCGAAATATCATGGACGGGAAGGCGCGGTACTGCTGGCATCCTCAGGCGCTGGCTCAGCATCAGCGGTGGCGAATTTGTCGTCATGGTCGTTGACGATCGATCAGGCGCTGGCGGATGTGACCTGCTTGGGTAATTCGTTCGCGTCATTCGTCGCAGGCATTAAGAACGCAAAGGGATCGGTCAGCGGCTATTTCGATTCGACGACCGACATTCCGTTCGATGCCTTTGACAGTGGCGATGCCGTCAACTGCTATCTCTACCCGGCTGGGACTGGCGTGGCGTCCTACTGGTACGGTCAGGTCTTCGTCTCCAACGTCAACGTCGAAGACAACGTGACCGGCGCGGTGTCGATTAAAGCGGACATCCAGTTCAGCGGCGATTGCACGCGGGTGGGCTAACGAGGTGGAAATACGCGGGTTGACGGCGGATCTCCGATGGTCGTATTTAGTGGCGGCGACCATTGGGCCGTGGACGCTGCGCGATAGTGTATTGACTGGGACGGTACATACGTCGGATCGCTACCGTCTCAGTCAAACGCCGCTGACAGCCGTACTCAGGATCGGCCAGCAAGATTTAACCTTTCCTGTGATAGCGGTAACAATAACCGGCGACCTGCTGACGTGTCAGGTTGGGCCGCGAGTGAGGATGTATGAGCAAACGCAAGCCGCAATCTATCAATAGCTGGTTCGTAGAGCCTGCCGTCGTGCGCGTGGCACTGGCTGAGGGTGAATGGCTCGATCTAAAGCGCGAACTCACCGTCGGTGAATCGATGGCCGTACAACAGCGGCTGATTAAGACCGTACGCACGGATGGGCGCGTAGAACCTGACCTCAAGGAAGTCTGGAAGGCCAACATCTGCGCGTATATCGTCGGATGGTCGCTGACCCGCAATGGCTCTCCGGTACCGTTCTCGTTCGACGCCGTGGATAACCTGAGCAAATCCGCCTGGGAACGCATTAGCCAGGTCGTCACCGCGCACATCGAGGCAGGGGATGCGGCGATGGGAAAAACTACCGGCAGTACGTCGAGCACGGACTCCGTATCTGCCGAATAATGCATTGGACGTGGGCGGAGTTTGAATCACTCCCCACTTACGTTCATCAAGTACTGGTTGAGCAGCTAGAGAAGGATTCGACCGATGGCAGTTACCGCGACATTTCTCGCTGATTTCAATTCGTTTGTGGCGCAAGCCAAAGCTGCTGAAGGGTCACTTGAGAATCTGGCGACGGCTGCGGGACTGACCGAAAAAAAGGTCGATAAAGTCGCGCACAGTTTTAAAGGCGAATCGATCATTGCCAGTGCCACCAAGGTCACGATGGCGGTCGAGGGGATCGGCGGCGCGTCTAAGCTCACCGAATCGGAAATGGCGCGGGTGAATCGGACGGTGTCCGAAGCTTTAGAAAAGATGGCAAAGCTCGGCATTGAGGCACCGGCCAACATGCGAGAATTGGCCGCTGCGACGGCGACAGTCCCA